CACCTATATGGGTTTTCGTCTTCTTTGGCATTGCTGCCATTTTCCTCACTCCTGCGGAGGTAATGCTCTTATGGGCACTATCCCCTCAGTTGTGGCGGAGTCAAGGAAACGTCGCCGAACTCATAATGAGATGGCGGCGCTCCGAGACGAGACGTAAAGCTGAAAAGTTCGGGTGGTTTATCCCGATCACCAGCTTTAAACCCAAGAACGTTGATTTTCGGTGGATGAAATCCACTGAGCTTCAACGAGTGTTGCTACGCCTAGTACGTCTGCTAAGCTTGCAAGCCGGGCCAATGATGGTCTTGGCAGGGAAACTTCAAAAGATTTGGGACAAGTCCGGAACTCCGTTCTTTATCCTTTATCTCAAGGAGTGTCGCCTAGCTTTGATTGCGTGGGCCAACCGTAGCTCTTATTCTCCCAATCCGGGATGTAAGGTGCGGTTGAGTCCGTGCGGGTTACCAGCAATTGTTCCTGTCGCGCTTCGTCCTGAGTCTCTCAGTACGATGTTCGGTCGGATGCAATTCCGGTGCCTTCACACGGTGTTCTCGCTTTACAGAGTCGTAGATTGGAAAGGCGCAGTGCCGGATTTCTCCAGCATTACTAACCCTTTTGCAGGGATTTCCGAAACTCTACCTATCCAGGAGATCAGACTGGTGTTGGCGATGTTCACGTTGCCGCAACCTGAGGAATACCTCGGGTCAACGTCACCGTGGCTATCGACCTCTTCAGGGCCTAACCATCCTTGGAGCACCTGGTCAAGCGCGAAGGATACTCTGGGCTGGGCTGTGAATCCAATTCAATTGTTTTGGTTTCTTGCCTATGCCTGGGGTACCCGCCAATACATTCTAGCCGTATGGCTAGTAGTATTGTCGCACTTTCTTCTGCCGGTGGCGCTTATTCTTCTGTATCAAGGAATACGCTTTCCGTTAGGACGGTTATCCGTCCTACAGAAAGATGGCGGAGGGAAGCGACGAATTGTAGGTGTTGTTGACTTCTGGACCCAGTGGGTCTTGAAGAAACTTCACGTCTACATTTTCGCAATCCTCCGTCGGATCCCTCAGGATGGAACATTTGACCAAATACGTCCTTTACAGGACCTACTGGCTTATGCTCGCCTGGGGATGCCTTCGTATAGCTTCGACCTGTCGAATGCGACTGACAGATTGCCAGTTGCTCTTCAGGAGCAGATCCTGAGCCTATTGGTTGGGCCTTTGGTTGCTAAAGCGTGGCGTAACCTCTTGGTTAACCGCGCTTATACGCACCCGAAAGCCGGCAGCATTAAATATGCTGTTGGACAACCGATAGGAGCCTTATCTTCCTGGGCAATGTTAGCGTTAACTCACCACGTA